GAAATGACATCTGTAACAGATACCCCAAATGCAGATAATGAATATAATTATTCTTCTAGTACAGACTCATTCCAATTCTTCCTAGCATCATCATCTGTATCTGCACTTAATTCTAGCGTGTTTGAGGCATCTAAAGACTGGGCTGATTTAAAGACTGAAGCAGTCAATCGTGCCAGTGACTTTGTTAGAAGTTACCTCCCCTTTCCAATATACCCTAACAAGGGAGTTGGCACATCAGATGCCTCCTCATCAATCTTTCCTGAGATTATTGTAAGAAGCACAGCAATTATGGCAGTTGAATCTCTTATTAGACCTTATGATGTAGAAAAAGCAGATCAAATAAAATCACAAGCAATTAATGATGAAGAAACTGGGTTTCTTGATAGGCTTAGAAAGGGTGAAATAACACTATATCAACAAGAAGATGAAAGTAAGTATAGGGGTATAATAAGAGTTGTTTCTGTTGATTCTAATACTACTGGTGGAATTGTAGATGTAAAAGGTAGGTCATCTTATCCCTGGGATGTTATAAAAATTATAATCACAAATGGTGGCACATTTACTGCTGGGGTTGCCAACACTACAGTAAAATTTAGTTCATTCATAGGTAATGAAAATGGATTGAAATTAGAAAGAATGGCAAATGATGAAATTATTGATGGTTACTGGCAGTTAGTT